AAGAAGAATGAAGTGACCTTAAAACAAGTTTAGCTTCACCTGTTGTGGTTGATGCTAGACCAGCACTTATTTCAATAGCTGTCGATGCGCCTGTACTATTAACCTCAAGCAACTCACTAGGCGAACTCGTCCCAATGCCCACTTTACCGCTGGTGTCGATGCGCATACGTTCTGTACCGCTAATTCCAAACTTTACTTCTGACGCATTGACGAACATCGGCGTGTTTGCCGACTGCGCCAAGTTCACCGCCTCAAGTACAGTGCCGAGATAGGTGGAGTTGTAGCCTTGAACTCGAAGCATATTGGTTGAGCCAACAGCCGCAAACAATGTTGCGTTATCACCGCCGAGCGATACCAATTTGCCATAACCACCAGGCGAACTCGTCCCAATGCCCGCGTTGCCTGTCGTATTCAGACCGCCAGTGACATCCACGCCTGTGGCTGTTGCTGTTAATTTAATTGAACCGTCACGAATAATTTGAACATCATTAGAGCTAGTTATAATAGCTGTTTCACCCGCACTCAAAAGTACATCAGTCTCAGATAATTTCAATGCGTCAACAGTGGCAATACCACCAATTTCAGCATCACCTGTTACGGTCAGTTCGTCTGCCGTATTAAACCGTGTTGGTCCTGCGCCTATATAGCCCATAGATTATTCCTTACGTGATTTCAAGAATAGACATAGCAACGTCAGCAGATGATGCAGTATTACTAGTGACCTTAATAGTATCACCGGGTTCCATAACAATCTTCTGTTCCCCGCCTACAACAACTAAAGATGAACCTACAGGAATAGGGGCATCCTTAATAATATAGACACTATCTTCTGCACCACTTGTACGTGTGCTTGCATCTAGCTGTACATCAATTTCAATCTGGCTTGTTACAATGTTAGCACAAGTAAGACCAATAATAGTTGTTTGAGTAGATGAAGGACAGGTATAGATGGTGGCAGGTGATGTGCCTATAGCTGTGTCTGTTTCTGATTTAAATGCGTTTGCCATTATTTACTCCAAATGTATACTAATTATACCATACTTGTACGTGTTTGTCAAGTAAATTATCCTAATGCAATTGCCAATGCTACTGCAGCATTATCTGCGGCTACTGCTGCAAAGGCTGTTGTAGCTATTGTCGTGTTGCTTGTACCAGCAGATTGAGTAACACCAGTCACTGTGGTAGATAGAGTTCCACCATTAATTGTAGGTGTTGTTAGCGTTTTATTTGTAAGTGTTTGTGTACCAGTAAGAGTTGTTACAGTGCTATCAATTGCAATGTCATTAGCATTAGCGTCAATACCTGTACCACCAACTACATTAAGAGTTACTGCACCTGTTGTACCACCGCCAGTCAAGCCATCGCCAGCAGTTACTTCAGTGATATCGCCTACGGGAATAGTAGCTACTTGGGTATCTACATATGCCTTAATTGATTGTTGGGTAGCAAGATGACTGGCACTGTCTGATGCCATATTATCTTCATCTTTAATAGAAGTTCCACTTATTGTACTGTTTAATACAGCACTTGTCAAGGTTTTATTTGTTAGTGTTTGTGTATCAGCTAGTGTAGCTACAGTGCTGTCAATTGCAAAGCTTATTGTTTGAGCAGAACCTGTTGTATCAATGCCTGTTCCACCCGTAAATGTTAAGGATTGGCTATCTAAATCAACATTCTGCGCACCGCCGCTATCACCAGAAAAGTCTAAGTCCTGCGCAGTAACTTGTGCATCTACATACGCTTTAATAGATTGCTGAGATGCCACTTTAGTAGCACTGTCAGATACCATATTATCTTCATCAAGAAATGCTGTACCGCTGATGCCGGTATTTAATATGGCATTTGTAATTGTTGGAGTAGTAAGTACAGGTGTTGTTAAAGTTTTGTTTGTAAAAGTTTGCGTACCTGCTAGTGTGGCTACAGTACTGTCAATAGCCACAGTAAGTGTTTGTGCTGACCCTGTAGTATCAATACCAGTACCACCTGTAAATGTCATTGACTGACTGTCTAGGTCTATACTCTGTGCGCCACCTGTATCACCTTGATAATCAAAGTCCTGTGCAGTTACTTGTGCATCTACATAAGCCTTAATAGACTGCTGTGTAGCCAATGCTGTATCGCTATCCGATACAAGATTATCTTCATCTAGGATATCTGTAACAGTTGTTGTAGGCATTGCAATACTGTCTAAGTATGCTACACCATCCAAATATAAATCTTTCCACTCTGCTGCACCACTACCAATATCACGAGTGTTGTCAGCATCTGGAATTAAATCTGCACCAAGTGTACCTGATACGATTACATTGCCAGAAAGAGTCATAGTACCAGCAATGTTAGCATCACCAGCTAAATGTAAATCTTTAAACTTAGCACCGGATGTGCCTAAATCAATATCATTATTCGTTACAGGAACAATAACGCCATCTTGAAAACGTACCTGCTCTACCGTAGAACCTGCACCACCAGCATCTACAAATACACCTACACGATTATTTGTGTTATCTACTACAACTTTATTTAACGGAGTAGTAACGCCGGGGTCTCCAATCAATCCGATGACTGGACCCTCTGCTGCTGTACCGTCATGTTTATGACCAGATGAATTATTAAATGCTGCTAGTACTTGGTCAAATTCATCATTACTGTCAGCAGCATCAATAACGTCACCGTCAGTATATGTAGATTGTCTAGTATATCCTGCCATTACCTTCTTGCTCCTGCAGTAAATTCTAATTGAAACCCTTTAAGGGTATATGCGGAAGATGTATCGTTGTCTACAACTCGCATTGCTATAGCAAACCCACTACCCTCAATAGGCTGTCTAACTAGAGGGTTAGATTGACCACCGTATGTTGCTGTTCCGTATACAGATGTACCATACAAGGCAACAATCTGAGAACTGTCAAACGGATATGCAGCAGGTCTTGCTACAGTAGGTGCTTCATAATCATATCTAATAAACAAGTCTGAGTTAATTACACCAGTAGGCGCGTAGTTAATAATAACCCTTTGAAAATTTTTACGTAGTCCAGCATCACCCATTGTCATGTCAGGAGAACGATATCGTCCTATAATAGATGTACCATCAAATGTATTACCTTGTTCTTGTCTATACACATAGCCATCAAAGCCGCCATGTAGTACATAAGACTCCCCTTGAACAACTAGGAAATCTGTCGATGCTGGTTGTATACCCTCTAACTCAGAAAACTCAAAACCTTTATCTTTTAATACGGCAATAACACCACGAGTTTTTGCAGAATTAGCTCGTCCAGTATTAGTAAAAAATAATCTGTACTGTGTTTTACCCGGCACTACTACACTATCAAATTGCGATACATCAGGAAAGTTATCAAACAATTCTTGAATAGGTTTAGTAATAGTACCAAGATTAACGTCATTAATTTTTTCAGTTGCAGCTACAGTACGTATACCGTCTTTGCCAAGAAAAAGAACTTCACCTGCTAATTCTTGTATTGTAAATCCGTTAAGGCAACCCACATCCCTAGTAACAGGTTGCATTTGGAAATCGGCAATTGTATTACCTACAAGTCTAAAGATACGCTCTTCACAAAATATAAATAGTTCGTTACGAAAAGGAAACAAACCTGTAATAACACTATCAACTCGTATAGCACCAGCACCGTTTGCGGTACTAAAGTCATTATCAGTAAAAGGTGCAGTAAATACTATTTCTTCTGGATTAGAACTGTGTCCCGCAAAAAAGAATGCATTCTTATATCCAATAACAAATTTAGGGTCAGCGGGTGCGCCTGTAGCGTTTAAGTCTGTTACTGTTGTCCCATCATACTTACTTGCGTGATTAGCACCGTCTGCCCAAATAATAGTTTCAGTACCATTTAAATTATATCTAAAATGTGTATACTTACCTGCGCCAGTACGACCTGTATCAATAGCTGTCCATGAACCAGTAGTTCCAGCTTTATATACGCTTGTTCCTCGTGCGGCGATTACAGTATTATTACCAGCAAAAAAAGCAGACAATAATACAGGTTCTGTATCGGCAGCGGTATAAGGAACAACATTAGGGTTCCATTTTAAATACCCATCAATGCGTCTATACCCACCTCGAATATCCGGCTCGTAGTTTAGTAATTCAAGAGCCATCCCCGGAGACATATTAAAAGTTGGCTGGTCAAGAACTAGGCCACCCTCTAAGGGAAAATAATACGGATTAAGGCCAGTTTCATCTGCCATGTTTTGTCACCTTAAAATCCTGCGTTAATGCCATACCCTTGAGAATAAGGTATATAAGTAGACCGTACATAATCTGCCCTATTCAAGAGCAGTGTCTGCATTTGTTTAATGCCATCTTCAAAACGAGCAAAGTTAATACCATACTGTTGTGCTTCACCCCGATACTGATATGAGTAAGCAGTAGCACCGTCAACTATAACCTGTCTAAACTGTTCTGGAATAAGGGGAACATCTGTAGCTGCAGCTAGTGCAGTAGGTTTGATAAAATATTCGTACTTTAACTCATACGCTTTATCTGGGTATGGAAATAATCCATAATTATTATCTGGTGTTCTAAATATAAACTTAGGAACACTGCCTACATTAGTGGTAGTTTCTTGATTAATATATTTTTGTGTATATTCTTTGTAGTCAATAATTCGTAATGTATTACCTGCAGCACCTAGTGCGCTATCACGGCTAATACGAAATGTGTCATAGTCAATTGATTGTGTATTAGCAGGTACTGTGTATCTAGTTTGTCCCGCAACTAAAGTTTCTGTTTGGGTTACATGCGTAAAAGGCCAACCAAATTCTCTTTGATTGACATAGTTAATGGCATCGTTTACAGCATTTTTACACTGAATTTGAAATCCCCTAGCTGCCGTAAAACTAGCGGCAGATAAGACAACCTCATTCATACGAGCAATTACTTCGTTAGTGATGTCTAAATAATCATATGCCATTACAA